AGATCGTTCCATATCCATGACAAGTCGAAATAGACCGTCAAGCAGCCTCCGATGTCTCCGAATCCGGATCGGAAAAAAAATTCATCACCTGTCCCATGGCACGGGTCCAATCCAGCGCGCACATGTTGGCAACGGAAGACGTCGGAATATTGGCGGCGCGGGAGATCAGCGCGCTGATCGCCTTCGGGTCGACCCTCGTATCGATACTAACCTGCATCATCGGAAATCCCGCCGCCATGATGTCCGATCCATTCAATTCCCGGAATGTCAGCTCATGCACCGTCTCGCCATGCGCCTGGATCGGTTTCACCAGTTTCATCGTCTCAGCTCCCCGCCGCCAGAATTTCGTTGCAGCTCATCCCCTCGAATTTCACCGGCAGCGTCGCCGTCACCGCGTCCAGCGTCGCCTGCCCGGCATACCAGGCGCTCGCCAGCAGATAGGTTTTGCCGTTCACCAGCTCCAGCGTGATTGATGAATTGGTGATGTTCTGCAGCGCCTGCACGGACAGGCCGCCGGTATCGGTAATATCGGCCTCGATGCTCGGCACGTTGAATTTTTGCGTAAAGCCGTGCGGGCCGTCCGCGCCGGCCACGCCGGTGTTTTCCACCGTGTTCGGCATCACCTTGAAATTGCCGCGGAGCAGATACTGGTTGCCGTCCACCTTCAGAAAGGCGGTGCCCCCAAGCGCGTTCGATGCCATGTTGCTAACTCCTTAAACGGCGGCCAGCGGGTTGAGGATGAACTGGTTGATCGTGCCGATGAACGAAAGCCCGTTCGCCAGCTCCGGCCGCCAGATAATGTCCACGCGGTTTGGGTTGTTGGCGTTAATCTGCACAATCGTCGCCGCCGCCATCGCCGCCGCGTTCACCACCAGGCCGTTCGCCTCCATGATGTAATATTGCGCGATAATCTCCGCCTGGATGATAATCGGGCTCACCGCCGCCACGTTCGGATTCACCCGCGTCCCGTTCGGCACCAGCGTGCAGCGCCCGAATTTCGTCACCAGCGCGGCCTTCAACTGCCTTGTGATCGCCATCAGGGTGAACATCGTCGTCACATACCGGTAGCTCGCATCGGCCTGGCCGAACGCGTTTTCGGTGTAGGTGGTCACCGCCTGGCCGATCGTGACATTTCCAAAACTGTCGGACCGCATCAGCGAAACCCCGGCCCCGTACAGCGCGTTTTCCTGGGCCAGCGTCAGCCAGGAACTGCGCGGCGCCGCCAGCATCGTGGAAAGTTTCAACCCCTGCACCGGCTGGCTCGCCTGGTTGCGGATGGAAGGCGCCAGCGTGCCCATGAAATCCGCGGCGGCGTCCAACGGGTCGCCCAGAAACCCGGTCGGCACGCCCACCACCGTATTGTGCTGGTCGTTCAGCGTCCCGCCCAGGGTCAGCAGCACGCTCTGGCTGCCGGCCGTCCCGGTGAACACATGCCCGTAATCCTGCCGGTTCCACGCCCACCGCCCGGTCGAATCGTTCATCGTGGTGGTCATCTCGCCAATCTGCGTCGCCTCGCCATACGGATGCGCAATGAAATCGTATTGCGCGTCGCCGATATCGGCGGCGACCGTGCCCAGATCCGCGTCGGTCGCGCCCCCGGTCATCGCGGTGATCGTCGCGGTCACGCCGGCCGGCAGGGATTGCCCGGCCGCCAGCCCCAACGGGTTCAGCGCAATCACGATGTTGTTGCCTTGCAGGCCCTTGTTCACGGCGGTGAACGTCACCACCCCGGCCGAACTCGCCGCGATCACCGGCACCAGCACGGCGGAATTCACCGTGTTGGAGATATTCGTCGCTTGGGTGCTGGCGGAGTCGCCGATATTCACGCCCACCTGCAACTGCTTGTTGCCCACATACAAATAATGCGTCTCGGCCCCCGTCGCGGCGCCCGTCAGCGTCAGCGTGCACGTCGCGGCGGCGCTGCCGCTCGCATCGGCCAGCGGCAGCGCCCAAAGCGGCCCCACCGGATCGGCGGTCAGGTACGTGGAGCACATCCGCGCGATCGCGCTTTTCGCGCCGCATTGTGCCATCGCCTGCGCGGGCGACGGCACATAGAACGGCACGCCCGCCACCGCCGGATTGCCGGAGACCATCTGGCCGATCACCAGCGCCGGCTGCGCGGTATTTCCCTGCACGCCGGCGTCCTGGTTGTTGAACTCCACGTAGAACAGCGGCGGAATGAAATTCTGCGGAATATATTGGTATGCAACCCCGGACATGTCTTAGCCTCCTTGAGGAATGGTGACGGCGTCGTCGGGTCCGGAACGGTCAAATTGATCAGATCCAGCGGAACACCCGCGATCCACGGGAAAATATCGACGCACTGGCACTCCAGCACCATCGTCACCACGCCTTCATGAATTTTCACGTATTCCGGAAAACTTATGGTGGTATCGACGGTATTTACCCGCTCCAACGCCGTCACCTGGGCATAGAAAGCGGATGAGGCCAGCAGCGCGTTCTCCATCTGCACCCGCAGCGTGTCAGCAAGCCGCTCGGCCTGCGCCAGCGTGTTCGCTTGGACCCGGCCGATGACCGCAAGGGAGACCAGCGCCTTGAACTGCGGCGGCGAATCGCCCAGCCAGCTCCGGTTGATTTTGGTCGTATAGATCGCAATGAAAAACGGGTCGGCATCGCTCTGCGCGTCGTTGCGGCAGCTCTCCACCGCATTGCCCGCCAGCGTGTCGGCGGCAATCAGCAGCGCCTTCGCGGCCGCCCGCAACTGGCTGGCCAGGTCCACGCCGGCGCCGGCCACGCTGAAAGCGTTTCCGCTCATTGCACCAGCCGCAGGCGCAGCATCAACTGCCCATAATTATCAGGCACCGCCTCGCCGATCTGCCACAACCGCCCGCGCACGGTGATCATCGCGTTGCGATAGGGCGGGGTTGTCCCAACCGGTAGATCGTTGATGTTCAGCGCCAGCGTCGGGACCGAAACCTGGATCACCTCGCCGGTATCGCCATTCACCTTGTCCTCGGTCGCCGCCGCGTTGAAAATCCCCATCAGCGGCAACCCTGCCCGGTTCACGCTCACCGCGGCGCCGGATCCCGGCTGATACGTCACCGGCTCCCCGAACGCCGCCACGCACGGCGCCAGCGCCAGATTGGTGAAATCCACCGCCACGCCTCAGCCCTCCAGGGCTTTCACGACGACAATCACGTCCACCACGAACTCCGCCAGCTCGCCAAGCTGCTCCACGCTCGGGCCGTCATTTTCTTCCACCGCATCGATGTTCGCGTCCAGCCAGCCCTTCGCTTTCACCAGCGTCTCGCGGATCGCCACCTTCGCCTCCGCGCGCGTCATCACGCCGCCTCCACGCTTTCACGCCCGGGCACCGGCGGCGCCGGCAGCGCCTTCGCTTCCGTGTCGGCCGCCGCTTTATCCAGCGCCGCCCGGTCGGCCGCCGCCTTCGCCGCCGCCTCTTCCGCCGCCCGTTCCGCCGCCGCATTGTCGGCCGCCAGCTTCGCGGCCGCCGCAACCTGTTCCGCTGAAGCGGCGCCGATCATCCCGTTCCGCCACATGAACAAAACATCCGCTTCGCTCAGCACGCCATCGGGAATCACGGCCCCTTGCGGATACACCGTCACCCGCGAATGCGGCGTCCGCGTCGCCTGCACCCGCACCCCCCGCCGCGCCAGCGCCACAAACGGCGCCCCCGGCGGCTTCTCCGCCGTCACCATCTCTCCAGCCATCCCCACCCCCAACAAAAAAGCCCCTCACGGGGCTGTTGACATGACAAATGAAACCGCTTGTTGAGGCTCAGGCCTCGCTCGCCGGCTTCTTCGCGGCCTTCGCTTTGCCGCCCTCGCCGGCGCCCTCGATAGCCTCGTCCGGGTCCGGCTCCGGCCGATACTTCGCCTCTTTGCTCATTTCGGAAATCACCTCGCGCAGCGCCTCCTTGACCATTTCCTTGGTCAGCGGAATCGCATCGAGATAAGCGGGCCGAAAATTCCGCGCTTTTTCTTCGGCCGCCTCATCGCGTGGCGCCGGCCCGATATCATCCTCCGTCGGCTCGAACATGTCCGGCGAAACGCTGAACCATTCGTGCTTGGCGGTCAGAAAATCAGCGCCGACCACTGTTCCTTT